CTGCTCCTGCTCCTGCTCCTGCTCCTGCTCCTGCTCCTGCACGACAGATGACAGCAAAGGCGGCCGGTGCTACATATGAGGCAATGATAGCAGGAGGATGGACTGATGAAACCCTCATTGCTCACGGTTATATGTTGGCTCCTGGCGGCGTTCCACTTCTATTCTAAATCAATGCCCGGTTAATAGCCGGGCATTAATTTCAAAGGTGGTTAAAATGGCAGCACGATACTTAATATCGTATACTGAACGAAAAAAAGACGGCTCACTCAAGAAGAAACAAGGTGCAAAAGTCGAAAAATTTAGAAAAATACTAAAGAAACAAAAAATAAAATGGACAGAAAAAGCAGTTCAGGCTAAGCTTGAAATAATACAAAGCAAGCATATGGATTACTGGGGTGTAGACGAGTGGTACAAAGATACAGGGATACTTTGTAAAAATCACACACACCCAAACATTATGATTGAATTCATCTTTTAAACTGACAGGGTTAAAAATGATTGACTACATTTATGACATCGAAACATATCCTAACATCTTCTGTATCGGTCTACGCAATACAGAAACAGGCGCACATCATCTCTTTGAGATAAGCTGGAGAAAAAACGAAATAAGAAGTTTCATGACATTTCTTTCAGTGTTGAGACGTGACGGTGACCGAATGGTCGGTTTTAACAATGTCGGATTTGATTATCCTGTGATTCATTATATAATTCAGAATCAAAACAATATAGATGTATTTGACATATACATGAAAGCTGATTCAATTATTAACACACCGTGGAACCAGCGATTTAAGAACCAGGTGTGGGATTCTGACACGCTTATACCACAGATTGATCTCTACAAGATCCACCATTTTGACAATGCAGCTAAGGCAACAGGTCTAAAAGTGATTGAGTTCAACCTCAAAATGAATACTATTAAAGACCTTCCATATAGACCAGGTCAGGTTCTCGACTGTGATCAGTGTGACCAACTCATTGATTATATGTGGCATGATATCGAAGCAACAGAACTGTTCTACGATGAGACCAAATCACAAATTGAATTTAGAGAACAATTAACTGAAAAATACAACCGGAGCTTCATAAATCACAATGACACCAAAATCGGTAAAGATTATTTTGTGATGCAACTTGAGAAGTTAGTTCCGGGTTTTAATAAAAAGAACCGAACACTGCGAGAGAACGGTATCAGAGTTGCTGATATTATATTTCCTTACATTCGATTTGAACAATCTGAGTTTAACCGAATCTTACAGTGGTTCAACCAACAAACGATCACAGATACAAAAGGTGTGTTTAAAGATGTAAGTTGTAATATCAATGGTTTTGACTTCGTATTCGGGACTGGTGGAATACATGGTTCTGTTGACCCTTGTATCATTGAATCTGATAAAGACTACATGATAATTGATATTGACGTTGCAAGTTATTACCCGAATCTTGCAATTGTGAACAGATTGTATCCTGAACACCTGGGTGAAAAGTTCTGTGATATATACCAAGATGTTTACGAGCAACGCAAAACCTTTAAAAAAGGTACAGTTGAAAATGCAATGTTGAAGCTTGCACTTAATGGTGTGTATGGTGACAGTAACAGCAAATACTCCCCATTTTATGACCCACAATACACTATGAGTATAACCATCAATGGACAACTGCTTTTATGCATGTTAGCTGAGATGCTAATTAAAGCACCGTCTGTTAAACTGTTACAGATCAATACCGATGGTCTGACAATCAAATGTCCGAGAAATTACGAACAATGGGTAAAAGACGCATGTAATTGGTGGGAAGGTTTCACAAGATTACAACTGGAATATGCTGAATATTCCAGTATGTTCATTCGGGATGTTAACAATTACATAGCACAATACACCGATGGTTCAATTAAACGAAAAGGTGTCTATGATTATAACCTTGACTGGCATCAAAATCATTCAGCATTAGTTGTACCGAAAGCTGTTGAGTCACATCTTGTGGATGGTACAGATTATAGAAAATTCATTGAAAACCATACAGATTACCATGATTTCATGCTCAGAACCAAAATTCCCCGGTCATCCAGTTTAGTTTGGGTTGATTATCACGGTAAAGATCATAAACAGCAAAATGTCAACAGGTATTATATCTCAATGATGGGTGGTGACCTTGTTAAACTGATGCCACCAACACCCACCATGATTAAGAATGGTAAAACAGATGACAGACGGATAGGGATTAACACAGGATGGAAAACAACAGTGTGCAACGACATATTAGAATTCCATCCAGATGAAATCGAACACGAATGGTATATTAAAGAGGCTGAAAAGCTTGTTAAACCACTGCTGAAAGGGGGTGTTATATGACAAACAATGGAATCAGACAGAAAATAAAAAATGTGATTGACTCTTGTGTCAGTGTGGGTCAAGTAATCACTGGTGAAAAATGGTGTCAGCTTTTTATAGATTATCACAAACCAATACATGATAACCAACATTTAATGTTGTATGAGCACAACCATTTGTATGATTATTTATTAAACATCAAAGTTGATAAAATAAATTCAGTAGTGGAAAAATTAAAAATGAAGGGGGGTGTTACGTGAAACGAATCATTTAAAAACATAGAATCAGTATTGATACAGTTTTATTTTAATTAATTTAAAAGGGACTAAAATCATACTTGATCTATCAGGCAAAGTTGACAGTTCGGAAAGACGAACAGCCCCGGATTATAATCCGGGGTATTTTTAAAATTTTAGGAGGGGTTATGAAATTTAAAATTGACGCCACATTACACGGAAACCAAACACTTGAGCTTACAACTTCTTGTAAAAGCCCTGTAACAAAAATGACTGAACAAATCTCACGTGAAATCATAAATTTCCAAGATGAAGCGATTAGGAAAGCTTTGATTAAATTAGGATGGACGCCACCACCGGAGAACAAAAAATGAAAAGAATTGCCGTAACATTTTATGACGAGTATAATGAACCTCAAACAATTATTACAAACGTTGATAACATGTTCATCACGGAACTCGAACCAATTAAAACAAGTGACGAGTTGATAATGTGTATTATTAATAGCGAAATTTGTGCCGAGTCAGCCGAACACATGAGAAAATTAAAATTAAGAAAAGACGCTGTTGAACGTTTGTCAAACCATATCGCAAAATCGTTAATGTTTTTGTTGGGAAAAAACGACACACATAATGGGTATGAAAATGAAAGAATCTAACATAGAGCGATATCTACACGACCAAATCGACAAAGCTGGTGGTACCACTCGCAAATTCACATCACCAGGGAATGCGGGTGTACCCGATCGAATATGTTTTTACAAATCGTCAATATTCTTTGTTGAGGTTAAGGCACTTGGTGGCAAACTGTCAAAAGTTCAAAGAAGACAATTCCCCAAGTTGGAAAAACACGGTGCAAAAATATTTATTGTCGAGTGTTTCCGTGACGTCGACATACTTGTGAAGAGAATAAAAGAAAATGTTAAAACCAACTGATCTATTTCAATACCAAAGAAAAGCCGTAATACACCAACTGACCTATGATAAATCAATGTTGTGGCTTGGTTGTGGGCTTGGTAAAACACCCGTGACACTTACAACAATCGAACACCGGAAGAGAGCAGGGCAGCTGCAAAAAGTCCTTGTGTTCGGCCCCTTACGTGTGATTCATGCAGTGTGGGAACGTGAAGCCCGGAAATGGGAACATACGAAACACTTAACCTTTTCAGTCATCCACGGGAACGAAAAGAAAAGATTACGTCAACTTTTCGCCAATGTTGATGTGTATCTCTGCAATTACGAGAACATGGCGTGGTTATCAGGTGTATTGGATCATTATTTCATACAACAAGGTAAACCTTTGCCTTTTCAGATGGTGGTATACGATGAAGTCACCAGGGTGAAAAACAGCACCTCACAACGCATTAAAGGTGGATGGAGATACTATGACAAAGGTAAGACTACAGAACGTCGTGAACGGATCTTAGGATGGCGTAAAATGATACCACATATTCCTTACACCACAGGGTTGACCGGGACTCCTTCATCGAATGGCTATATTGACCTACACGGGCAGTATTTGGTGATCGATGGGGGTGAACGTCTGGGTGAATACAAAACTCACTATGAAAACTCATATTTTGAAACCGGCTATGATGGGTGGACTAAAACTATTATCCCATTCTATAAAGAATTGATTGAACAAAAGATCCAAGATATCACTATCAAAATGGATTCTGAGGATTATCTCACATTACCGCCACTCAAAGTGAATGACATTTACGTTAATTTACCGACAAAAGTAAAAAAACAATACAAAGAAGTTGAACGAGAAATGTTCACAGTGCTTGACAACGGTACTGAAATTGAACTGTTCAACCGTGCAAGTGTGTCAAACAAGTGCCTTCAGTTTGCCAATGGGTCACCTTACAATGAACCAATGAAACCTGAGTGGACAGCACTACATGATGAAAAGTTACAGGTACTTGACAGTATAATTGAAGAAGCTCAAGGTAAGACAATCCTACTCGGGTACAGTTTTAAATCTGATGCAGAACGCATCATGAAGCGGTACAAAAAACTCAAACCGGTCAACCTGACTAAAACACCAGCGAAAGATTTAAAAAAAGTCATCGACTCCGGTAACAAAGGTCACATTAAACTGATGATTGGTCACCCTGCATCACTGGGTCACGGTATCGATGGTTTGAATGATTTCTGTCACATTATTGTCTGGTTTGGTCTTCCATGGTCACTTGAATTATTCGAACAAATGAACGGAAGAATTGCATCAGGTCAACGGTTTAAGCAATCGGTAACAATGCACCGAATACTATGTAACAACACCGTTGACCTTGCTGTGCTCGATGCTCTTGAAAGAAAAAACAGCGACCAGAAAGGACTTAAAGAAGCTATCCAAAGATACAGGGCTGCGTGTTAGTTTATACTTCGTGATGTTTCCGTCCACACTCCGTTTTTATCGCAAAGCAATGTCAGGTTGTCCCCTGCTGTGACTGATGTAAATGTACCGTTTAACAGTATCGTACCGTCAACTACGTTACATGCAGCCGCATCAAAAACTAAAGTGACTTTTCGACCGGGTATTGAACTACCTGACGCTATCGTCCCGATTGTCGTTGTACCTGTTATGTGTATTGTGCCCCCAGACGGTATGCTTATGCTCGACGCACTTGCCACAGTAGCGTAGCCGCCAACATACGTGCCATTAAAAACAGTCGATATAGAGCCGCCTCTATTAGTGTATGTTGGCGAATTTATGAGGTGAGCCTGAGTTATATTGGTAAGGTCGATTGACCCTATGGCCCGGCTGAATGTTATCTGGTCGCTGGCTGCACCACCGGACACTAACATGTTTGTTAATGATATGTTAGCACCTGTAGTTCTTAGTATAATTGATCCTATCCCTGCATTTATTCCCCAATTGCAATTTTTGACGCTCAGCACATTGCTCTGAGTTGCAACGTTTAAAAATGTAAAATTGTTTGTGTAGTTCATGAGAATGTTTTCGAATGACGAATTTGTGCAGCCCTTGAGTATCACAAATGTCCCTGCTGTTGCTGTTGCTGGAATATATGCATTTGAGAGACTAAAATTATACACATCTTCCATTTCAAAATAAGCTGCGTTGCTTGCAAATGCCGCTGAAAACTCGAAACCGTCGAACGATATATTACGGAAATCACCGCCGGAGATAGTTCTTATTAAACTATCTTGCAACCCTACAACAACCCCGTAACCACCCAGTTCACCACGTGTTCCATAAAAATGCATATTGATTGCGAAAGTTGAAAACCCGACAGAATAACTATCAGAAGAATTCCCAAGAATCAGCCCATAGAAGTTCATTTTTTCGACTGAGTCAAACTTTAAAGTTTGACCGGATGTGCCTCCGACGATAAACATTTCGTGGACATCTGTATATAATGTATTGTTAACAAACTGAGCGTTATCACAAGTTATCCGTGAAAATATGCTAATATTAACAGAGTTAGCTGTAAAACCAATTCCGCCAGAGTTTTGATTGTAGCATACAATGTTTGACAGGCTCACGGCGTGGCATGAAATGTAGAAATTATCAACGCTGGAATTGTTGTCATCGAACGAAAAACCGTCAATAACACCATCATCCCCCGTGAAAGAGAAAAAAGGTGCTGCTGTGCCAGATAGACGTTTAAAGATTGTGCCACCTCTTCTGTTAACTGACCCATCACCCACAGAATCTGAACCTCTGTGTGTTTGACCGGACATAGCACATGTAATTGGCCCAACCGCCCCAACGGTTCCAGAATCCCACTCAGTAGATACCCCTAATGCAAACAGAGTATTTATTTGTGTTGTGTTGTCTGTTGTGGCATCATGCTTGACCCCAGCTTGTTTTGACCCTATTGTCCCGTCGTACAACAGTTTAGCTTGATGTGTGTTTAAATTAATATAAGTGATACCATTGTTGGTTCCGGTGGCTGCGGCAACAATCTCATACATTGCGCAGCCACCGTCCAAAGTACTGTAATAAGCAACAGTTTCGACAATATCCCCAACTGATAAATTGGTTGCTGCCACCATTGCAGCGACTGAGTCAAACTTTCTAACAATAGAACTGTTACCTACCGCTGTATTTTCAGATGTTACATACTCAGCACCATTTATAGTTTCAATGAGATTATCCGATGAATCGTAAATAACGATCTTATAAATGTCATCCCCGTAAACCTCAGCTTTACCGGCACTGTCAAGTATAATAGGATTGGTTGCAGTTCCGCCCTTGTCTTTATCAGTCCACAGCGCCGAAAGAGTACTCGTACCGTCGAGAAAAGTGTAAACTTTACCACCAGACAAAGGTCTGTTAGTGGTAGGATGACGATACCCGGCAAGCAAGAAATCAATCTGCAAAGCTGTATCAGCATAAGAAGAGATGGCAATTAAAAGAATCAATACGGTGTAAATCGGTTTCAAAAGTTTATTGACCATTGTTGTTCTCTCCTTTTGATAATGTTGCGTCTGCTTCTCTTAAAATCTGCAACATTGCTTTACCCGCTGTTGCTGTCCCAAGGTTCATTCTTCTTATTTCCGTCATCTGATCGACCCATTGATCATCAAGCATTACTGATGCTATTGCACGCCATCGACGATCCATTAAGCTACCTTCACCTATGCGTTGTAAATCACCCACTCTGAAAGTCAAGAACTTCTGTAACATGAGCGGCACAGATCGAACCTTTTCAAGCATTTCCTGAAAACCTGCCGTAGGTGACCCTGGTGCACGACCCGAAGAAGCTCTTGATAACACGGTGTCAAGGTACTGGAAATTTTTACGCTGTTCGTTTGTCATCCCAGCAAGTAGCACTTTCTTTTGTCGATCATTTCCGAATATTGTATTTCTGAGTTTACCAGCAACATTCTCAACACCATCGGGTAATGATGGTTTTATTTTTGAAATGTTGTCAGTTAATTTGAATGCAAGAATGTCATTCCACGCCTCAGGGGACACACTTTCAATGATCTTTTTAGTATCTTTAATTGTTTGTGGTCTGAGTCTTGGATTCAAAACTTTATCAGCCACAGTTTCAATTTGTTCGTCGGATAGTTTTGATACCCTGCCTACAAGTCCCTCAGTCAGTGCTGCAACTTCAGGACTCTTTTGTGCAAATCTGACTCTTGCTTGACCGTATGTCGGTAGCTCTGCAATCAGTTCTTCTGCAACTTCTTCACCTCTTGCAGCTTTACCAACAAGATCTTTGACTTTTGATCTAACTTTTTCTTGGGTGTTTTGTGCAAATCTCAACCGTGATCTTGCAAACAAAGGTAGAGTTTCAATTATTTCTTCGGGGACGTCTTGATTTAAAGGTATGTCAGGTGTGAGACTTTTTAATTGATTCCTTATCTGTTTAATCTCTTGCTTTGTCGCTGTTCCAACTCCATCCATCACTGTGAGAAGTTCTTCTTTAACCTTCTGGACAAGTCTCTTACTATCACCTTTAACTGCACCTTCACCAATTGTATTTAACACATCGTCAATCACCGCTTTGGCTTTCATGAGTTGACCCATTGTCGGCGTTGTACCTTCATCCGGTGTGATGTTTGAACGAATCTTTTTCAATTGTGTTTTTATGTTACTCTGACCTAAAAAAGGTTTTAATTCGTTATCAATCATACTTAAAACAGGCGCAACGTCCACTGTTTCTTTTTTGACAGCATTGAATAGTGGTGACGATATCTCGGAACGGATTGCTTTTTTAGCGTCGATTGCTTCTCTTGCTGCTGTTCGAATTGCTTCAGGTGCACCTGATATGTCACGTGGTGCAATATTCTCAATCAAGTTATCAACAACATCAGCAACTTCTTTGTTCTGCTGTCTGAGCTTAGTCAATGTTTTCTGACTTGTTGCTTCCAACTGCGGTAAGAATCTTTGCATTTTAAGTTCAGACGGAACCATTGTCTGTTGAGCCTTCATTAACCCAACTTTAGTTCCTGTTGCCTGCTCAAGACCTTCAACAGCTTCTCTTGCTTGTGTCACACTCCCTGCAACGTCCTGAACACCTTCACCAGCTTGCTCCATACCTCTTCTGACTGCTCGTTGCTTCATTGCTTGACGAATGGGGCCGACTGCTTCAGTGACACCACCCATCACACCGGCGATTGCAGTTTGGGCAGGCTGCCTTGGTTGTTCTGACCCTGCGCCAATGACCGCTTCTTGTCGTAACTGTTCAGCAGTGGCCCCTGTTGCAAAACCAATGGCTAACTTTTGCAGCACAGTTTTACCTAAGGCGGCAACTTTCCCTATGGGTAAAAAATTAAGAAAGTTTCCGAAAGATGCAACTGCATCTTGAGCAGAAAACCCGGGTTTATTCAGAACTGACTTCTGACCCTGGTATTCAATGAAAGTGTTACCTTTATTGTCCTGTGATATCTGAGCATCAGGTAATGCATTCTTAATAATGTCAATCTGATCTTTTGGATCAAATGATAACATCAACCCTGCTGTTATTTTAGCTTGTGCACCTATACCCGCTTCAGGTATTAAACTCTGAACAGGTTCAGTTTTAAAAAACTCCTGTGCAGCTTCAGTCTCTGGTGTTTCACGTAGTTCCCCGGTGAACATTTGAGTTAGTGTTTCTTCCGGTCTCTGTGCTTCAAATATCTCTTGCTCTTCTTTCGTGATAAACGGGCCTGTAGTAGCCTCAGGATCAGTAAGATGCAAACTATGTTCTTTTCTTTTTCTTAACTTTTCAGCAAAAACAGTTTTAGATTTTTGTTCTTTTCTTGCTCTCAGTTTTTGGGCAAATGACATTACAATCCCTCACTTTCAAGCCTGTCAAGTAGATCATCATCGGTTATCCCTGGTACTTCTGATTGTATCTCTTTTGCTCTTGCCTCAACAATCGAATCTTTCCAGTTGTTGAAGTGAGTTCTCACTTGTTCCAAGTTTCTTCTGATTGTATCTGGACTTTGAGACGGATCAAGTGATGAAACCGCTGAATTTAATAACGTGAGTTCTCTTTCAGATACAGCACCGAGCGCCCCACCAGTTGGTGAGGCTTCTCTCATCTGCTGTAGTGCAGTAAAACCAAGGTTAGCCTGAATGGTGTCAATCGTACCTTTCAGATCACGGGCTGCTGTGCCAGGAATAGCTCTCATCGGTGCACCAAGAAGACCAGTTGTAAACATGCCGGTTTGTGCCAAAGCTTCATCAACCTTGTTCGTCACAATATTTATTTTACCGAGGGCCTGCCTACGTCGTTCAGCTTTTTTAACCTGTTTTTCCTGTTGTTTCTGTTTAAATTTCTCAACCTGTAGACCACCCCTGGTGATCTTTGTTCCTTCTGGCCCAACTTCAATAGTTTCAGCACCTCTCACAGGAAACTCAAATTCTTTTACAATTTGATCATTTTGCATGTCGTATAGCATAACTTTACCTGCTGAAGGTGACCCTATTTTCATTAAACCTGTGTCTTCTTCTACACCTTGATATTCTAAATCCATCCCTGTTTTAGCATTGACGAAGTCAACAGCACTTTTTCCACCCGCAACCGGCAATATCTTACCAGCTTGCTGAAAGATACTGTTAACCATCTGTGTTGCACGTTGTGGGTTTCGACGTTTGTAAAAATCAAGTGTTAATCGGTCAGGATCTTGATCCGGTTGACTTTGCAAAATCTGTCTCAGTTCACCCTGTTCCTTACGCTGCTGTGCAAGTTGTGAGAGGTTTGCTCGTTGCTGCTGAACTTTACCGCTGAGTAGCTCAGTTTGCATTTCTCGTATCGGTCGCTCTTCAGCTTCACGCCTGTTTAACCTGATCTGTTCAACTAACCGAGCAACTCCGAAAGGGTCTCTTGTTGTCTGAAATGGCATTTATGCATATCCTCCATAACCGGCTGATGTACCCAAAGGTACACCTGTTAAACTGGGTTGCTGTACAACATTCGGTGTTACACCGGGTGTACCCCCTCTTGTTGCCGCATATAACATCGGTAATTGTGACAACGCCCCGAGTACATTTTGTTGTTGATTTTGTCTCTGCATTGCTTGTTGCATGAGAGACTGTCCGGTTATCCCGGCTTCACCAATCACACCGCGAGTTCCTGCGGTTGATATTCCGGCTCCTGTGTCAGCGGTAGCACCTGTAGCACCTAAACCAACATTCACAAGATTAGAGAGACGTTGTTTCCGTTTCTCCGTTTCTGTTGCTTCAAGGTTCTGCATGGTTTCGTCAAGTACATTTTGTGGTGCAGTTTCCCCGAGAAAATCAGTTATGATATCTCTCTGTATCTGTGTTGAAGGTAAATCTGTTACAGGTTCACCTTCACCACGGGAAGCGGAAACAAGGTTAGCTAAGGATTGTTTACCGATATCAAGGAAGGGCTGCTGTCTTTTGATTTGTTGACCCAACCTTTCCATTGCAAATTCAGTACCCTGTCTTTGTGTTTTTATTTGTTGTTGTGCACCGACTAAACCAGCTTTACCGGCTGCCTTAGCACCTTGAGCACTTAAATATTGACCAGCTATCATAGGTAATGCAACAGTCGCAAATGAGGCCATTTTAACCTCCTTTCAATAAATTAAGATAAGCTAAACTCGATAAACCTTGTCCCAGGGTGTTGTACCCTGCTTGTTGTGCTAATCCTGCTTGTTGTTGAGCAGCACTCAACTGGTTACCAAGGTTTCCAAATATGTTTGACACGTTTCCGGTTACAGCCCCTTCAGTACTTCTGAGTACATCCTCAGCACGTCTGCCAACATTGAGTAAATTGGTCTGACCCTGTTCGAATCTTCCAACGTCTTCAGCAGAAACTTGTGAGGCAAGATCAGATAGTTTACGGAAAGTGCCTGTTGATTTCAGTCCACTTTTTGCAGCTTGACCTCTGAAAATACCACGCTTGCCCGTTTCAAGTTGTCGTTGTGCAAGAGGACTTTGTTGATAACCTGTGTCACCTCCGAAAGCTAAGGCGGATAAAGAAGGTAAAGCCTGATCTGTCGCAACATCACGAAACGGTTGTGTAATCTCTTCAACAGTTCCGAGTTGTTCACGTTGTAAACCGATTGCTTCATCGGCTGCGGCTTGTTGCATTGCTGCGATTTCTTCAGCAGTGTCAATGACACCGGAACCGTCAAAATCAAAAGTGTCACCTGTGAGTGCATCAATGACACCAGGGACACCCCCCTCCCTGTATGCTTCATCACCACCAGCGGCCAACAATGGTGCACCGATACCAGGAGCAACAACTGTTGCAATAGCTGACAAAGGGTTATCTTTGACATTGCTTGTGAACCTTTTAGCTTCTTTCTTGATACTACTCATGCTTTTACCTTTTTATAGGTTTCGTGAGAAATACACGACTATGGAGTTTACCATTCTTCATATGTGATTTCTCATCTACCCCGAATATCTTGAATCCGTTTTTCTCTGCAAATCGAATAACATCTTTGTGATATTCGGGGATTTCTGCATTTATTTTAACATATCTTGAATCACTGTGTTTTTCAACCCATTTCAGCAATACATTAGCCATATGAAAAGAACGTTCTCCACGATGTATGTTTGGAATATGTATATGCACTTTGAGCACAACTGACGAAACTTTTTCAACGGATAAAATAGCTTTGAACACATTGTCTTCATAAAACCCTACCCACATTTGAAATTGCGGGAAAAATTGGTTATGATCGGTGTAATCATCGGACAGTCGGTCAACCATTTCAGGATCGCCGAATATAAATTGTTCAATGAACTCCATGTCTGTTATGATTTTAACACACATTAGTTGTCAACCTGTAACATGTTAAACATACCACTGATACCAATGTTATTAGCACCGACAGTTTCACAACGCATCAGTAAATCGTTTTTCTCTTCTGCCAACACCGGGACAGTAAACTTTATTGACGCAAAACTTGAACCACCTTCTTGTAACGCGAATTGTCCAACATTCCTTAAAAGCCTACCAAATGCCCTTTGTCTCACTGATATCAAAGCCCCCGATGACACACCGACTGCCTGCTCCATTGAAAATGTAATCTGATATATGTATGCTGTTTTCCCGGCTGGAACTGAATATATGGCCATTTGTGTTTGTTCATAACCAATGTCAATTACTGCTCTAACATCAGTTGCCGTTGTCGGTACACCTACTGCGACCGTTGCACCGTTGACATAGCAATAAATAGTCCCGACTGCGGCGGTAGCACTTGCATTGACCATTCGATTTACACGTATCATGGACGTTCCACAAGTTGTAGTAGTTTGACCTGTCAATGTTACAAGTTGTATAACTTCGTCCCAATTTGAATCAAGACCGAAAACAGCAATGACGAACGTATCAGACGAACTTGATGAACTGAAGCTGTCAATATCGGCTGAAGTGGAGAATGTGTACAACCCACCATAACTCCACACATCTTCCGGGTCAGTGCCTGTATCAATATCGGGATTATTTCCGAATTTATATACACCCTCATGTCCTGACACATTACCCTTTGTAACTTCGAGAATGTAATCAGTTTGTGGTTCAACAGGTACATTACTGTTTGTTGTCAGTTCGAGATCTCTGCCATTTGCATCACGTAACGCTACCGGTGCATCAGATTGAGCAGTTAAGTAAAAATCTCTACCGTTAAGGTCAAAAAGAAGTACCTTTCTTAAAGCTGAGCCTGTTGCATCCACAATTCGTGGTTCTGCATAGATAAGAACTGTAACCGCAACTAAAAACCCGAATAAAGTATTTTTCCAATGTTTTTTCATCATATTAACCAATCTGTCCCTGTGAATGCTTTATTAACTTTAGTTGGCTCAATTGACTCGTATTGCCACAGGATTTCAAAAGACGAATCACTGTTTATTGTTTCACCAGTTTGTCCAACAACTATGACTTTATTAGAGGTGCTGTCTATCTTCTGAACAATGAAGGTTCTGTCTGAGCTTGCAGGCAAGGTCACAGTTATATCTACTGTTGAGCATTTAACATAAACTATCTCATCGTTTTCGGTCACATTGTAGTCAGCACTAACATAAACCTTGTTTTCTTCACGCAGTTTGACACTTGATATTGCTACGCCACTATCTTTAATATCACCCGACGAATCAAGAGTCACAACATTATTTTCAGTACCACCATTGATCTTATTAGCTTTCGAAAAGTTATCGTCGTTCTGTTGCCGTCTATATGCCTGAACTTCGCGTTCATTTTTTGTCCGTGTGGGCCAAATACTTTTCGATCTGTTTGCCATGTTTACCTCAACAGCGTTACATCTTCTTCAGCTTCAATGAGTGAGAAAGGGGTGTTATCCGAACACATGAATTCGTATTGACGTGATCGGTAAGAACCAAGTTGGAATAAACTGTGATAAAACTCAGTTTCTCCTGCCCAACCTAAAGGTATCTCACGATAATTTGACCAGACTTTTGAACCATTATCACGCCATCGTACAAGCAGTAACGGTTCAGGATCGTCAAGAGTGACCCTTTGAACTTGACCTTTTTTAATTCTGAGCTTCAACTCATTTGAACGTTTCTCTCTTCCGGTTCTGTGATCAATTTGACCTGTGATAACTGAGGATCTCATTTCCTCACCATTGTCTTGATAGACATCAGATTCAACTTTATAAATGGTTCCAATATCAGTATCACAACACAACGAAACTCCCCAATCTTTGATATTCAGAAAATGTTGTTTTCCGAATTTATCATATTTAGCGGTTGACTTGTTCCATGTTGCCCATTCAGCAATCCACTCATTTTTACCGATGTCATAAACAAGTGTCCGATCATTAATCGTCAACAGGTATAATTTGACTTTGTTCAACGAAAGAATCTCCCCTGTTGCATTTGCATAATCAATGTCACCTTCTAAAAGGTCATCAATTGCACCTGATACCGGTAAAGGTTGTCTTCCAGTTAACCTGATCACCCTGCGATCCGTATCAAGATAAAAGTAGGAATTTTCAGAGTTCTTAATTGTCCACGGTGAAAGAGTGCCACTTTGCACCAGTCCACCTGGGATTGACGTAAAAGGTGTCACACCGTCGTTGTATACGTTCTCAATTGAATCAGGGCCAAATAACGCAATTTCATCCCACGCGGTGTGAATAGCATTCAACTTATCCGGTTTATTCTCAGCGGAGAAATAATCACCTGACCATGTCAACGGGGCAGCAATATCTGAATGGATTATTGTTTCATCATACTTTGAATCATTCAACTCAGTTGACATCAGGTAAGTTTTAAACAGTATGAGATGACTTGATTGCACCGGTGTATTGGATGACGTGAGTTGTTGCGTATTAGTCCCATCATGATAGACAATTCTTCCACCATTGGTAACAAAAATCTTTCGGACTTCTCCAGAAGTCACCAGGGTTAAGTCTGGTGACTCTCCCCATGAAGTATGTTCACCTAAATTGAACACACCTGATGAAATGAGAGTTGTTACACCATACTTGTCCAAACTATAAAAGTTACCGTTGCTGACAAAATAGACAAGGTCAGTGTTACGCCAATAAAACATTCCCTCAACAAAACGATCCAGTCCTGTAATGTGTTCTGAAAATCCGGGTCGTCTGATTGTCGCACCCAATGAATCCTTCATTACATCGTAACGGGCCTCAGCTATCAGAGATGAACGAGCTTCATCTTCAACATTCGTAAATAACGGCGCATTTATGTTTATTTTTCGAAAAGCCATGATTAAAAGTTCTCGAATTGTGTAGGTTGATGGACGTAAGGTTCAGACAACTGTTTTGACAGTATCTCTCTTGCGTCGTTGTAAAACCCTATCCACTGATTCGGTACACCGAAGTTATCAGCAACCCTGCCAAGTAATAACATTGTAATCGGGTGAACCGCAAAATTTGGAATATCAGCAGTAGAAGCCCAATTGACAAGGGAGTCATTGGCCAGTTCTTCGTACAACCCGTCATATGAATATTCAATCTGAGCGATCTGATTTGCAACAGCAACTTGACCGTCTGGTAACCTACCAAGTTTTCTGAGCACATCTGTTGCTACTTCTGTTATTGTCTTAGCCATGATAACCCCATATTATTTGAATTCAGGAACAATATTTTCCTTTTTCTTTCTACTTTTCTTCTTTTTTGCAGGTTCCACATAAGTTTCCTGAAAAGGTTTAAAATGGCAATTGTTCATTAGCTTTCTGTTCACTTGTTGATCATCTGATGGAACGTCAACAATACCTTTTTCAACAGGGTAACCAAAAACATCATTCATTTGAACTTTGTGACCGTTTTTATCTCCGATGTATAAATATTTAGGCATTTTTAAATCCTTTGAATGTCCCGGTCACAAATGCAACCGGGACAATTTTTTAATCCATTGTGTAGAAAATCACCAGAGAGATTGTACCTGCTGCAAAAGTTGTAGCTGCCGCGTTAGCTTCAATCTGGATCACAGTTTCCTTCGTGAATGTCGGGAAAACACCGGTGTTTAACAGACCGTTCAGTGGGTAGTTGTAGCTCACAACATTAGCCACGTTACCCGCTGCAAACACATCACCGGTCAATACACCGAGATTCCCGAGACCATCAGCATCAGCACTGTCATATGTCCCTGAGCCACCATTAGCTGCCCAACCGAGATCCATATCAAGTGCTTCTGCTCCTGTGTCAAGGTCATCACCACGGAACCATCCGCCCACGATTGTTGCACCTGCGGGTAACCGGCACATTTCAAAAATGTCCCCGTCCTCCACGTTTGCAGCGACGTCATAAGACCCACGTGCCACTTTTAGAGAACCCCCATCGCCTTCACCGGCTACAGGGAAACCCTTTCTCCCTCTTGTCGCTGTTAAAGTTTCTGCTGTCATCTATTTTATCCTTTCTATCTGTCAAGAGTTAATGCAGTTGTCACAATGTCCGTTTTACCGGTTGACCCGTCTGTATAAACAACAGTGGTGTTTCCGTCATCAAGACCGGTTGTTGTCGGTACAAAGTTACCATCGGTTTTAACTACAGTGATGTATCCCATTTCAACATGATCTGCGGCAAGAACCGGAACACCTTGATATGCCGCAACGGCACTTGCATAACCGGACGCTGTTGATCGTACCACGTCAATTGTACCATCAGTACCGATCTGAAAACGCCACGCAGCATACTCATTCTGGGGCACGCTTACCCCGTTCAATGCTGTCCCTGCTGCAACGGCTGCTTTCCGGTGTAAATTACCTGCGATTTTGAAATGAAACTCATCATTTGCCACATTCTGTGCAGTTGACCCTATAGCGAGACCTGGTGGACTCGACAAAGTGTCCCCGAGTTTTTCAGTCTGAATGGAGTTAACAAGATCTCTGACATTTTTGAGATACTTGACAAGGTCACCCTGTAAAACCCCATTCTCATCAATACCTTGTTGTAATGTTTCAGCCATGACTCACCTCCTTATCACGTGTCATCAACCGCAGCAGTGTAAACAGTAACCACACCGTGATCAACGTCAGTACCAACATTATCAGGATCTTCAAACTGAAGTTTCTTAATACCTCTCATTTCCATGATACCAACACCTTTTCGGAAATTGTAATCAGTATTGTTCATAATCGGGGTTGCACGTTTGGCAAATGCAATACCTACAGCCTGAACACCACACAAGAAGTTCACACCGCATTTGATACTACCCGCCCCCACATTACCGAGATATGGAATCTCAGGAACTTCACGATAAACAATCCCGCCGTAGACCTGATCACCATCAGTGAATATAGGGTTGTTTTTACCACGGTTCTGAGCCTCACGGTTTGCCTGAGTAAGCACGCTGTCTGTAAGCAGATCACGGAAAGAGTTGCCGTTACAGAACATGACATACCATTCCTGGTCGTCATTGACTGTTGTTGGGCCAATTGCAGGCGTTGCAACCTGAGCCATACGTTTTGCAAGAGATCCAATAGTTGTGGACAGTTTGTCAGCAGTATTATCAAGGTTCGCCAATGACGCACTGTGATCGTTCGAACTGTTGTTTGACTTGGCTGCGCCAAACAGGACACGATCAGCGTTTGCGGCAAGCCATGCGTCTTTATCCGCTTCACTTGCAACACTGGTGTAGTTGGTGTTGCCGTTGACCTGAGACGATAAATACGCTTTACCGTCAATGGACATAAGAGCAGTGATAATGTGATCACGCATTTTTTCCATCATCCATTTTTTCAGACTTACACGGGCAGCATTGAGATAGTCAATGGTTGTTGCCTGCTCATCTTCCAGGGTTCGAAGAACAGCGTTTCTCAAGTAGGAAACACTGATATCGTAACCATCACTGGCCTGAGCTTCTTCATTACCTTCAAGCGTTCCATTTCCTGTTACTCCATCACCGGAGAGTTTGTTGACAAGCTGGAAAGTAAGAGTGTCACCTTTTTTCTTTGTCAAATCCTCTTTGATGTGAATGATTGCGTTTTCATTTCGGCCCATATATTTCTTGAACCGGTTATCACGGACGTATTCTTTGAAAAAGTCAGTGGCCCACTGCTGAACCTGTAGACTTGTCGGAGTCGGTGTACGTGCCATTTGTTAAAATCCTTTTTAGCTTGGATGATCACCAAATAAACTACCGAGCGGGTCATCATCAATATTGACTTTTGCCGCAGCTTTATCCGTCATACTTTTTGCAGACGGTGGTAGACTATTCAATGTCTCATTTGTTTTTTGTTTTTCGGCTTCTTGCTGTGCTTGAAATTCAGCATAGTGTTTAGCCTTTAGTTTTGCCTCATAGTCTTGAGGATTCGAACCGATTTCATTAACAAGCATTTGTTGTTTCGCAAGGTCATAAGCCCAATCTGCGGGATCAGGCTGAATCATCATCTGATCAACAATCGCAGGATTCTGCTGAACCATTGTCTCAAACACTCCACGAGCTTCGTCATAATCGTCGTAACGTGCTTTGGCCTGAGCTTCGCTTAAATCAATGAAACGAGTTTGAAAGCTGCCAGTTAACTCAGAAGTTATATCTTTTCTAAGTTGCTCAATGGTTTTCTCTGGACTGTCCCAATCAAATTCAGCAGGCGGTTTCTGTTGCTGTGCTGCCTGCAACTGTTGTAATCGTTGCTCAGCTTCCTGGCGTTTCCGTCGCTCTTCCTGAGCGGCAAGTAACAACCCTTGAACTGGATCTTTCTCAACTTTTTGAGGTTCCTGTTTTTCAGGTTCTTCCTGTTTTTCAGGTTCACCCTGTTGAGGTTCCTGTTTTTCAGGTTCCCCCTGTTGAGGTTCCTGTTTTTCAGGTTCTCCCTTTTGACTCTCATCACCGGATGACGGCTCCTTGTTTGCGTCCATTTGTGATAAAGGATGTCTGTCTGGGAAAATGTCCTGCAAAACATCATCACTTCCAACTACTTCATTTTCAACTACTGCTTGTTCTTCACTCATGTTCTTCACCTTCTGCGCCCGATTGCCCGGCGACGGCATTTAATGGTTTTTAGCGTCCGTTGACCCCGACGGCGGGTTGTTACATGAATCTTCTTGTTTTACCACAGTAAACACATTCACAATGATCAAACCTTAAAAAGACTTTATCCACCACGTACTTGTATTTATGTTCACATGTGATATGTTGCTTAATTACTTTTTTTATAAATATTTTTAAATCACCGATCATTCTACAATTGTCCAGTCTTCAGATAACATGTCTGTTTGTGATGCAAGCCACCCCGGCTGCCACTTCTTATCCGCTGTAAACATTGCAAAGTATCCCTGACTATCAAGCGGTGTATTTTCACCTATCCATTTAGCTGTTCTGTCATTTACTTTTCTATATGTGCCTTGAGTGTTGAACGCTGGTAAGTACAAAGGAGACATGTAGACAACAAACATGTTTTTACCGTTCCACCCTTTACGTGCAACCTTCATACCTTTCTTCATTGCTTCAATTGCAAGTCCGAAAGTTAAACCTTCTACGTTCCGGTAAGCTTTTTCAAACACATCAGAAGGACTCCACGAGATATAACCGTCATGATCCGGGTGATTCGACTGGCCACCATCAAGATATTCAACCAAATAACC